TGTATGACTTCTTATGTCCCAACAACCACACAACTGAATCGCTGGTAGATAGCGATCATACCACTGCAAAATGCAAAGTATGTAGTAAGGACGCTATCAGGCTCATTTCAGCTCCTACCATTGGGTTAGATGCCATATCTGGTGACTTCCCCGGTGCAACGGCTAAGTGGGCTGCTGTGAGAGCTGACAGGCTCAAGCAGGAACAAAAGAGAGGATCTGAGTAGCTTCAGGCAACCCAATTTTATTTTGAAATTATCCTGTAATCCATCACACGTGGACAGGGAAAGGTTAGGTATGGCTTTAATTGATAGTAATGAGGAACTAGGTAACGTTAGTGAGATCGAAGCTGAGGACTTTAAACAACAGTCCACAAATGTACAGCAGACTCAACAACCTTCAGAGCAAGCTCCAGAGATCCCTGAGAAATACAAGGGGAAGAATCTTGAAGATATTGTTCGTATGCACCAAGAGGCTGAAAAGCTCATTGGTAGGCAAGCACAGGAAGTTGGTGAAGTTAGACGTTTAGCTGATGATCTTATTAAACAGAGCATAGCTCAAAAACAATCTCAACAAGCTCAACCACAAGCGGTGGAAAACCCACCACAAGAGATTGATTTCTTTGAAGATCCGCAGAGTCACGTTAATCGTGCTGTAGCAAATCATCCAGACGTAATTGCCGCTAAACAGGCATCACAGCAGTTAAAGCAAATTCAGACACAGGCAATGCTCAACAAGAAGCATCCTGACTTTGCAGATGTTGTTCGTGATGGTGAGTTTATTGAGTGGGTTAAAGCTTCTCCAATGAGGCTTAATATCTACGCAATGGCAGATGCTAATTATGATTTTAATGCAGCTGATGAACTTCTCTCTACATTCAAACAGATTCGTACATCTAAGACACAACAAACTACTGATGCAGGTAACGCTGTTCGCAAACAGAACCTTAAAGCAGCTGGTGTCGATGTTGGAGGAACTGGAGAGTCTTCTAAGAAAGTATATCGTCGTGCCGACCTTATCCGGCTACGTATGACAGATCCTGACCGTTATGAGGCACTGCAACCTGAGATTATGGCTGCGTACTCTGAAGGCAGGGTAAAGTAAATTTAATTTAATTCACATCAGGAGAATTTTAAAATGGCATTAGGAACAGATCACGTAACGAGTACCACAGCAGCAACGTTTATTCCAGAAGTTTGGAGCGACGAGATTGCTGCTGCGTACAAAAAGAGCTTGGTTGCAGCTAACCTAGTTAAGAAGATGAGCTTCAAGGGCAAGAAAGGTGACGTAGTTCACATTCCAGTCCCTGCACGAGGCAATGCTTCTGCTAAGGCAGCTTCTACACAAGTAACATTGATTGCAGCTACTGAAACTGAAGTAACTATCTCTATCAACAAGCACTACGAATATTCTCGTTTGATCGAGGACATCGTTGAAGCCCAAGCATTGTCTAGCCTCCGTCAGTTCTACACTGATGATGCTGGTTACTCTTTGGGTCGTCAAGTTGATACTGACTTGGTGAACTTGGGTCAACAGTTCAACGTTTCAACAGCTGGTGCGGGTAACTTCCGCTACGCTGGTGCTTTCATTGGTGGTGATGGCTCTACAGCTTTTGACTACACAGCTAACACCAATGCTGGTAATGCTTCAGCTTTGACAGCTGCTGGCATTCGTCGTACAATTCAGCGTCTTGATGACAGCGATGTTCCTATGGACAACCGCTTCTTCTTGATTCCCCCAAATGTACGTAACACTATCTTGGGTCTGACTGAGTTCACAACCTTCAACAGCGTCGGTGAAGCTGGTTCTGCTAACAGCATCCGTAACGGCATGATTGGTGACATCTATGGTGTTCCCGTCTACGTTTCGTCCAATGCTGGCACAGCTAAGTCTGCTGCTGATGGTTCCGGTACTAGCTTGGGTCGTGTGTGCTTGATGGCTCACAAAGACTCTATGGTTCTGGTTGAGCAAGTTGGTGTCCGTTCACAGACTCAGTACAAACAAGAGTACCTCGGTACATTGTTCACAGCTGATACTTTGTACGGTTGCGCTGAGTTGCGTAACTACGGTGGCGTTGCCCTCGTGGTTCCCGTCTAAGTAGACTATAAGGGTTCCCACTTTCACAAGAGGTGGGAGCCTTTTTAATGTGCTTCTATCAGTAGCATATCAGAAAGGTAACATCAAATGAAATTCAAATGTATTCAATCAGGTAACACAGTAGAGTTCTTCCAAGAGCATGAGATTGCTGAGATGAGGAAACATAGTGGTTACACTGAGGTAGTTGAAGTAGTTGAAGCACCTAAAACAACTAAGAAAACAGTAAAGCAAGATGAAACCAGTATCGACGGGTAATGTTCTTACTGCAGCAACGCAGACTACTCTTTTCACAGTACCTACTGGTTACTATGCTAGGTGGCCTCTTTGTTACGTTGTAAACCATTCAGGTAATAATAAATTTATTGATGTTGTGTGGTATGACGCAAGTGCAGCAACTGAGATTTTCGTATTAGATAACTATGTTTTAAGCCCAACTCAGTTTATTAAGTTTAACGATGGTGCTTATATTGTTCTTGAAGAGGGCGACCAAGTTCGAGCTACGTCTGAAACTGGTTCAACAATGAATACTATCAACACGTTTGAGTTATACAGAAAAGGCGAGTAATAATCATGGCAACTACTCCTCAAGGACTAACACAGGATCAGATTAACCAGATCATTGCTGCTGGTCGTGGTAGCAGTGTCAACATTGGAGGCACTCTATATCAAGGAAATTGGGCTGACCAAGGTAGTGGTGAAACCATGCAAGAAGGCCCGTTGCAGGGAATTTACGGTACAACAGGTATTGGTGGAGCAGGACAACCTTATCAAATGTATGACCCTACAGGATCTTATACAGGTTCTGGAACCACACAAAAGGTAAGCAATAGTCTTACACCTTTTATTCTAGGCTCAGCAGCTTTGTTTGGTGGTCTTGGTGGTGGTTTTGAAAGTTTATTTGGTGGCGGTACTGGTGCTGGATCAAGCTTTGAAGCACTTAACGCAGGTGCTTCAGCAATGACTGACTTAGGTGCTTTTGAATTAGCTAATGCTGGGGCTGGTGCTTTTGGTGCTGGTGCTCTTGCCGATGGTGCTTTAACATCAGGTGCTCTTACTACAGGTGCTAATACAGCAGGGGCTTTAACTGCAGCTAATACACTTACAAGTGGCCTCACAACAGATCAGATTATCAAGTTAGCCAATGCTGGTATCAATGTTGCAGGTTTAGTTGGTCTTACCAATGCTGTTACAAACACAGGTGGCAACAACACAATGACCCCCACTGGCTTTACAGGTGGTATGAACACTGGTGGTGGTTACTCTCCTGACTATTTTAATAAGGTACAGAGTAGCTATAATGCTTTGTTGCCTAGTATGCCTCGTGATGTGGCAACTCCACTGCAAGACTGGTATTCCTCAGGTTTTAATCCCGGTGGAGGTTCTACTGGATACACCACTGGCGGTGGAATGATGACCAGTGGTTTTAATCAACCAGTTAATACTTCAACTGTTAGACAACCAACAACAGTAGTTACTCCGCCTACTTACGCTAACTTAAGTAAGACAAGTACTCCCACACAAGTTGCTTCAGCCTACGCTGACTTTATTAAGAATGCTGGTGGTAACACTGCCGCTAACAGAAAAGCAGCCACTGAGTATCTAACTAAGTTAGGTTTGACACAGGATCAGATTGGTACTTCTTACAATGCGTATTTAAATACATTGTCAGCTTCAGGCGATACTTATGATAAACTGAATGCTAAAGCTACCCCAGAAAACATTGCTAAAGCATACTCAGCCTTTATTGCAAATGCTGGTGGTAACACAGAAGCTAACAGACAACGTGCCATTACATATTTAAAAGACATTGGCATCTCAGAAGGTCAGATTGGTCAGGCTTACAATACCTATATTGGTGGACTACCGGAAGCTGGTAATACATATCAGCAATTAAATGCTAAAGCTACTCCACAGAATATTGCACAGGCATATTCAGCTTTTGTTGGAGGTGCTGGTGGCGATACAGCTGCTAATCAACAAACAGCAATTAATTACTTAAAAGATATTGGTTTGTCTGATGCTCAGATAGGTCAAGCATACAACACATACTTAGCAGGAACCAACACTGGTGGTGGTGGCGGCGGTGGTGGAATGTTGTCAGCTGGTGAAAGCATGACTGGAACTGCAGATGAACCTAGTTATACAGATTTAGCAGCATCAAGTTCTCCTCAATCTATTGCACAAGCTTATGCTGATGCTTCAGGTGGAGATACTCCTGAAAACCAAAGAGCAGCTATAGATTACCTAACTAATCTTGGAATCTCTCAAGATACGATAGGCACAGCTTATGGCCTATTTAAAGGTGCTTAATTAATGTCTATTTATAGAGGCCCCGGTGGTTCTGGAGATGCTACAAATGACGCTAGTAGTCAAGCAGCTCTAGCAACTCAGAAAGCAGGTGAAGCCAGTACTTCAGCGACTGCCTCTGCAGCTTCAGCGTCTGCAGCTGCTAGTTCAGCTTCTGCAGCAAGCACCTCAGCAACTAACGCTGCAAATTCAGCTACAAGTGCAGCAACGGCTAAGACAGCAGCTGAGACAGCTCGTGATGCAACACTGAACTTTGGTACTGCTCTTCAAGTAGCAGTAAGTACTTTATCAGCTGGTTCATCAGCAACTGTAGCATATAATTCTGCTACACCTCTTATTACATTTGGTATTCCCACTGGAGCTACTGGCAGCACAGGAGCCACAGGTGCTACAGGAGCCACAGGCTCTGCAGGTAGTAACGGTACAAACGGAACTAACGGTACTGACGGTGCTGCAGCTACGATTGCAGTAGGTACAGTCACCACAGGTGCAGCAGGTTCTTCAGCTGCAATAACAAATGTTGGTACATCCGCAGCAGCTACCTTCAATTTTACCATTCCTCGTGGTGATGTAGGTGCTACAGGGGCTACTGGTTCCACAGGAGCTACAGGTAGTGCAGCCACTATTGCAGTGGGAACTACAACGACTGGTGCAGCAGGTACAAGTGCTTCAGTCACTAATTCTGGAACCTCCAGTGCTGCTGTATTTGACTTCACCATTCCACAAGGTGCTACAGGAGCCACTGGAGCAGCAGGTTCTAACGGCACTAACGGAACCAATGGCACTAACGGTGCTGCTGCAACCATAGCAGTTGGAACAACTACTACAGGGGCTGCTGGAACTTCAGCATCAGTTACTAACTCAGGAACTTCAAGTGCTGCAGTATTTGACTTTACAGTTCCTCAGGGAGCTACAGGAGCAACAGG